ACTCGACCATTAACCGAACTCATCTACGGTGGTAAGGGTCTTTACGGACCTTCGTATGAACAGGATATTTCTGGAACTATCAATAAGTTTTCTCTTGACACAGAATTCGTGTACGTGACCCCCGATGAAAGTAACTTCCTAAAGTCAAACCCTATCGATTATATAATCACACAAGTGCAAGTGTCCAATTTTAAGATGAAACCCAATGAAAATGAAAAGGATGTGTTACTCAAATTTTCACACCCGGTGAAGGAAATGTTCTTTGTATCACAATCTGAAGAATCTGTACAGAATAACTACCCAAATGAATACAATACAATCACAAATGTTATCATTTACATTCGGTCCATCTAAGTTTGGGATGTATTCCTTTTCATTGAAACCTGAGGTACATTACCCAACTGGCCAAGTAAACATGAGTCGTATAGCACATAAACTCTTGAGAATCAAAATTAATCCACTGAACACCACAGACTCAAATAATACACGGGTATACGCAGTAAACTATAACGTGTTAAGGATACAGAGTGGTTTAGCAGGATTAATATTTTAGGTGGATATAATAGGAATGGCTGGTAAACTCCAATTGGAAGCAACTGGACCACAAGAAAAGTATTTCACGATAAACCCAGACTACACATACTTTCTAGAAAAATTCAAAAAACATTCTAATTTTTCGAGGCAATATGTTGACATAGACCCTGAAAGTGAAGCCGCCTTTGGGAGAAAGGTACGATTCAAAATTCCACAGAACGAAGGAGATCTTTTACAGACAGTATCCCTTAAGTGTAAACTTCCACAACTCGATCAAAACATGGTATACATCGAGTCAGTAGGACACGCTCTCATAGAGCACGTAGATTTACTCATAGGTGGGAAGGTCATAGAAAGGATCACGAGTGACTATCTTCAGATTTACTCGGAACAGTTTATGACGCAGACAAAACAGAAAGCACTCGAACAACTCGTAGGTAAATATCCATTGAGAACTACGTTCAAAAGAGTTTCTGAAGTTGAAAATAATAGTGGAATCATCATCCATAACACGTTGGGGTTGGATACAGATGAAGAATTTTTGGTTGATATACCATTTTATTTCTATAATCATCCAGAATTGGCTGTACCCATGTGTGCCATGAAACACCAAGAAGTTGAAGTTGAATTCAAGTTAAGAAATGTTGAAGATTTGGTTGTTCATATAACAGGGACTCGTACCAACTTACCGAGTGTTTTGGAGGCTCTTAAACCTAAAATCAAGGAGTTTTCACTTTGCACAGAAGTAGTATTCCTTGACTCAGTAGAGCGGATAGAGATGCAAAAGTTATCACGAGATTATCTCATCACACAAGTTCAGCAGAATACATTCGAAGTTGGTGTAGATACAAATAAAGGGTCTTTTAAGCTTGATTTTTTCAACCCAGTAAAGGAGCTTCATTTTATCATTCAGCGCCATGGTAGTAATGTAAACGCAGCTGATACGACTCTCCAGGGGAACTTTGTAACTCCATTCGACTATGATAACACATCAAATGTTGAAAATGGGAAATTGATTCTGTATGAAAACTTAGATCATCTCACATTACAGTTTGATGGTGAAGATATAATCACGAAGGATACAGGGAATGTTATCTTTTTAAAGGCGATCCAGGGAGCTATTCACCATTCGAAAACGCAACTCATCAGGCGATTCTATTCATACAGTTTCGCATTACAGCCAGAAGAATGGTATCCAACTGGTCAAATAAACTTCAACTTGATAAAAGAGCCAATTTTGAACCTAAGTATGACATCGTGTCCAGATTTCGCACGACAAATTCGTGGGCTAATAAACAGGCGGAAGACTACATGAATGCTATGGTTGATATTGTCATGCCAGTTCTTGAGCAGAGTGTAGTACTCGCAGCAGAGTATTCTAAAGCTTGTGGAAGAAATGTAATTCTTTCAGAAGACGTGGAATACTCATCTAGGTATTGTGCGATGCACAAGGTTGGTCAGGCGACAGGAAGTTTGTTTCTACGCAGGAAATGATCCTAGGTACATTCAAGTAAACCAGGCGTACGATACATGGGATGCATGGGAACCGCGCAATCCAGCTGAGCAAATCTTAAAAAACGCTATTAATAAGAATGACGGTATGGGAGCCTGATGGTTGGAATTTTTCGGATACGAAAACTAAACTAACCGTATTGGCAAGTGATGGGGATTCGGACACGGACTCCTCTGATGATGAACCGTTATTCACAAAATCTAAAATACTCAGGAAAAGTAGATACAAAAAAATTGATAAAGAAGAGTTACTTCCAGAGTAAAATATTTTCCCATGCTATAGTATACAAATCACAATGAAGGCTGCTCTTAAGACTGTCAATCTTGTCACCCAGGAACTCGAGACCCAGTCTCTTAACGCTATCGTAGCGGGCTTCTCCTTCGCCGCCTCACCGCTGTCCTCACCACTCTCCTCTCGATTGTGGTCTACATGCTCATCTCCGGTGTTTCTACTCGTGTTTCCAAGCCCGCGCAGCCCGTATACGCTGTCTCCCGCTAAACTCTCTTTTTCATAAAAGAGATGAGTAATATACCCAGGAAGGTGATTACACCAATATAAATAAACACCTCACGGTTATAAGGATTCTTCAATTCCTTTGGAATGCTTATTAACGACTTTTCTTCTTTTTTCGGTAAAACCTTATCTACTTCAACCTTTGTAAGGTTCTCTAGCTTATCCGTAGAACATGTCACTTCGAATTTTAATACATGATCTTGGTTCCTGAAATCATAGGGTATGAGGCGCCCATGGCTCATGTAAAAAAATTCAATTGTTAACTCCTTTATAAATTTTTGTGAACCAGAATGAAAATGATGCACAAGTGGATCATCCGCACCATTAAAGTTTATAACATCTGAACCATTGAGAAGTATATGACCAGTGTAAAATGGTGTAGATGTATATATATCTTGATCAAAACCGTCAGATCCAGATGTCACCTTGAGTACCAGGGAATTGGGACCCTTTAGATTAATAGCACCAGATTTAAGCACTTTATTCGTAGACGCATGATCAATCGAACCAAACCCCAAAACTTGATGTGGGGTCGTCACAGAGGATGAGGTACTCGTGTATCCGTTCGTTCCATCATGAAATTCGAATGTGAAATCATTATCACCCGCGATGGTATTAGAGAATACCAGACCATTTGTATCAGTATCAAATACGACAGAATCTATGTTAGATTCAGGGGGTGCCAATTTGAGAGTGAGATCAGAGGCGAGTTCTGTCCCGGAAGAATAATTCGTTTCATCTAGACTAATTACTGTACCATCTACACTGAAACTCTTGTTTGTTGTACATGTTGTCAACTGTGGTGTGGGTATACGAGCAGAAACCAACTTAACTTGAGACACGTCATAAATTGGATTTTCTAAACGAATGACGTATGTATTGGCATGTAGATATACATTCGATTGACGTTGGCTGCTATCTATGTTCAAGGTATGGACCTTCATTAAAATATAGGCACAATATTTTAATGAATGTTTTTGTCTAGTTCAATATGAAATTTACTGAGAAAGACTATGGGATAAAGGGTTATTCTGGAGCTGTGTCTTGGCGATATCAAGGCGCCTAGAGTTAGGATTTTCGTTACCCTTATAGGCATTGAACTGATGATACTCGTTATTTTTGTAGTTTTGTGTCCAACCACCACTAGCTGGGTTGATGCGACCATCGACGCGAGTCGTATCAGATCGAACCGCCGTAAGCTTACCACCTTGCTTGAGAGCACTCTCGCGAACATTCATGCGACCAGCGTTACCCATACGGTTGGGCTTACCACGACGATCCTCGGGGCGGAAACCATACTTCATGAGTTCTTCGTTACTCCTAGCATTAACCTGTGCAGCCGCAGTGTTAGTGTACCCACCGACAAAGTTGGTAATACCTGGTGTGGGTTGGTTGTTGTAGATGTACTGTTCATCATTGCGATCAGTCCTGAACCTCGTAGGATTTTGTACAACAGTCTGAGCGGGTATGAAGCGCCTGGCACCATTGAAACCTAACCCATCGGTGCGAACACCAGTTTCCGAACGGTTGGTTGTCCTCTTAGTTTTTTCATGTTCGTTACGGGGTACGACACCGGACATACCTTGGGCGCGGCCAGGCATGGCGGGTAAACGACTGGGAAGGTGAGCAGTTGTGGCGGGTTTATTATGTGTCAACTCACCAACCTTCGCCGAACGACCACCAGTAACATCTTGAGCTGGACCACTACGTCCTGGTAATGTAGTAAGCCTGTATTCACCCACATTAATTGGGTTAACCCTGAATGATTGCTGGAAGCCACCAACAGCTGGGGTGTGTGCACCAACACCGAGACCTGGACCAACGAGTTGTTTCTCAACCGGAGAAAGATTATTCATCCGACCTCGATCACTCATACGATTACGTAAATCCAAAACTTCTTGACCACCACTGCGCTGTTGCCTGGAGATATCTGCGAAACTTTCAACCTCCCTCTTCTGTGGAGCATTGACCCGGGAGACGAAATCATTCTCCTTGAAATCAATAAATTGAGCGGGTGATTCTTTGGGACTTTCAGATAAAGGTGTATATTTTTCGGGTTTTTTACTGAGAGAACGTCCAGCATAGACGAGTCCGGCTACGGCGATGAGTGAAACTGGATCAGCCATTCTTACTTCTTGTTAACATTTTTATTAATATACCTCTGGTCAAACAAACCATTCTGGAGCTCGGCACGAGTACTCGAAGGTTCGTACGATCTGGTACGAAGGGGGACTTTACATTCCATGTTGGTGAGGGGAAATAGATTACGTTCATAGGTGGGTACGATGACCTTATTGAAACGGGTAGTAGCTTGGGGACGAAGTTGATCGGATGTTTCTATATATTCTGCTGGGGAACCCTTACCAGCCTTGTATGGAGCAGTTCCATAAAGCATGGTATTGGGGCGAGAACCATAATTTAATTGACTGGGCTGAGGGTAAACAAACACCTCATCAGTCGCTTTTACACTTGGAAGGGCACCAGCGTTTTCAACAATTGAGAGACCAGGTTGGAGTTGATATGCCATTTATTTTAATCTAACTATAGGTTCCGCCACCACCTCGCACACGACCACCACCTCGGGGACCTCTTATATCCCCATCTCCACCTAGACCAGCGAAAGCCTCTAACTGAACACCACGTGCGTCAGGATTACAATACCTAGAATCACTCTTGCACATAGGCCCATTCTTTGGTCCATATAACCATTCAGCAAATTGTGTTTGATCGCCTGGTATTTGACTCACAGGGTTCGTGACAAATTGCCTTTCTATAGCATTCTTTTGAAACTTGGGTAACGATGACCGAGAACGCCCCGAATCAAATGGAACACCCTGTGTAATAAATTCGTTAGGTTGCGAGTAATAACACGCCTCTAAACGATTGGGTGCATCACTGTAATCAGTCATGAGTACGTTACCCATGGGATTATTACGAGTTGGTTCCTGACAGTTGGAATTCTTTTTTAATGTGTGATTAAATGTTTCCTTCACCATGTTGGTTTTGTATAAAACAAAAATAACAGTGAGAACAGTCAGTGCTAGGACATAGATCCTAGGATCACGGCGAATTAGAAACACGACGGTAGCAATATAAATTATAAATCTTGAAGCTGCATTAATTCGATCTTCTGGTGTTTGCTCACTGGTTGGCCAAAACTGGGAAATTTGGTCACGCCGGATGAGCTGTTTAGGATCGTCGAACCAGGCCTTCATTTAATATATATTAAGGTTTATTTTTTCAGAAGACCCTGGTTAGCGTCACCCATGCCACCCATCATACCACCAATCATTTTCATCAATGCATCCTGGTCAACATCACCGTCACCACTTTCGAGTTTATCTGCACAATCCTTAGCCAATCCCTCAATCATAGATAACGTCTCGGCGGGAATAGAAATGATAGTGGTACCGAGCATGTACAGTGTCTGGAGATACTGCCACGTGGCTTCCTTTGTGTTTGGGGACAACTTGGACCAATACGACTTCACATCGAGTTCCTTGAGAAAATCGATGTTCTCAATCTCTTTTAGGATAAACTCCTCATTCTTATCGGAGATATGTCCGGCGTAAGGGGTTACACCACTCATAAACCCATCCACGACGAGTCGGGGGTTGGTGGTCTTCAGAACGTCAAACGACGTCAACATCTTCTTAATGCCTTTTTCCTCTGGAAGAGTCTTGTGCAATTCCACAAGAAATTGACCCATCATATCGTTGAACGCAGAAACGGATGCCATTTTCTTATTATAAACCTATAATCTTTAAGTTTCAGAAAGGGTCTGTAGATATAGACTCTTTTTTACCTACACCATTAGAGATTATGAAAAATACGAGTATCGCATTTAACACGGCAGGTTTAGTGTATTTATTTAATTCTAATTTACCCTCATTGTTGAGATGTGCCTTGAGGTGAATGTAACCAGCAGTAATTAAACCCGCGATAAGAGCTGCACTGAGTGGGTCACGGAAATGTTCTGACAATGACTCCATTTAATTATAGGCAAGTTTTTTTGTACGCTGCTCTGGTGCGTCACCAAATAAAACACCCTCATCCTCACCCTGAGGTCCAGGCTCGGGCCCGAGCTCGGGTCCGGGTCCGGGCTCGGGTTCATCTTCAGTTTCAGGTTGTGTGGGAACGCCTGGAACAGTCTTGAACTCATTCGCAAGACCATTGACTTCCTCGAGTTCTTCCCCCTCGATGGGTGTCGGCTCCTGGGGTTCCTCTTCTACAGGCTCTTCCATGGGGGTCTCCATTTCATCAACCACGTCGGGATCTATGGTATCTTCGATTTCTCCATCAAGATCGATATCTCTGGATTCCTGAGACATATAAGTCTGGAGGATTTGTTGAACTGGAATCAATTCTTTGACTGTGTTCTCTATGGCACCACAAAAGCGCATCGTTAAATTTTCGTCGCGGGTGTATTCACTCTGTTCACTGTGGAAAATATAAGGGTCCTTGTATAGATCCTTGGCAATGTTGTTGTAACAGGTTTGAATGAATACTTCATTCGTTGGTAATTTAAGTGAGATCTTCTTATTATCCGCCTTGAGACGAACAGCGGAGAGAATCTTAGTACACGCTACGAAGACGGCGGCCAAAAGGTCATTGAACCACGCACACCTATCCGCGATATTATCAGTATGCTGTTTAGACATCGCGTTAGACCAATTGGGAACTTCCTTCAATAACTTCTGGAACATGATAAGAATCTTTCGACCCTTGGAAATCTTAACCGATTCCCTGTACATTTCATCAAAAACTTCAATCATAGGTGGGCACATGATGAGACACAACTGACCGAGGTATTCCTTCTTAGCCTCGACGAGTACGTTCAAGTTGTCCATTTATGATTAATAGGGTTTTTAAAAAGCTTATTTACTACGCAGCTCCCCTGTACTTGTTCGCTATCTTCTTAAGATTCATGAGATTTGGAAATCCTGAATCATCATCGTCATCATGGTCATTCATTTCCTTTACCCTCTTTGGTTTAGGCCATGCGACGTATAAATCAAAGTCACTCATAAACTCTACTGTAAATCCACCCCGCATAAACTGTCTAGCCACGTAACGACATGCAGACGATCTATCGAACACTGGGTATCCTATTAAAAATAGGGGAACGGTTAAAAATACCTGTTTATGACCAAATTCTACTGACTGTTTTATCTTGGAAGAAAACTGTTCGTAAATTTTGGTATATATTTCCTTTTTAATCAGTTTTTTCTTTTCATCAATTTTCAGAATATCATTGATGTTGATCATTATAATTACATTAACTTATTTTTAGCCTCCTCAAACTCACTCATGGTAGGAGTGGCAGCCTCCTTGACCAGCTCGAATTTGAGAAATTCCTTACCTGGTGCTCCATCTGTGAAAGCCTTTACGTTGCCAGGTTGTTCGATGTCAATCGGCTGGGTACGAAGAGATACAAGTTTCATTGTATCACCCTTCACCTCGAATGATGCTACGACTGAGAAACCATACGAAAAGCCACCCTTCTTCATGACCATAAAGACACATTCATAAATATCATTTTCCCTCCCGGTGTGTTTCTTAATTTTAGCAGTTTCTATGATGTATGTGGGTGTACCGATGCGCTTAGAAATCTCAGCGTTCGCTTGAATGGTGAATGTTTCCATCATATCATGATTCACGGAAGCCTCCACCTCTTTGTAACCGGATAGGTTTGGTCTGGGGTCGTTGAGTCGTACATAGTCTACAGGCTTGCTGTATCCTGAAAGTCCAAAAATCTCAGTGAATGATTCACGCCTGGTCAATAAAATCACCAAGACGAGAAGAGCCAAAAGTATATATACCTTCATCTTTACTATAGTGCGTTAATATTTTTTTACTAAATACCGTATAAATATTAGATGTCGCTACTTATCTACAGTCCAAGATGCAAACACTCGATGGATATCATCGAGTACATCAAAAGTCAGGCACAATTAAAGCAGCTCGTACAATTCCATAATGTGAATACACAGGGGATACCTAGGAACTTTCAAAATAAGATCACACGTGTTCCTACGATGCTGACTAAAAATGGAAAGATTCTCGTGGGGAACGAAATAAAGAACTGGTTAGACTCACTCCTACCAAAGAAGGAAATCGAGAACGGAGGGTTCGGGGGTGCTTATTCGATGACCAGTTTAGATGGTAATGAGAAAGATCCAGATATGTTTTATTTAGACAACTACGGACAATCTCTCCAACCTGCAATGACTAAAGAACTCGAGGAAAAAATAAGCAGAGATGTGTCTAAGGGTATGGCATATACTGATTTAAAGATGTAATACTCTACATGTGTAGACATGAAATTGGTTTCGATACAGGCTTCAGCCTTTAAGTCAACTTTCGAAGTGTTAAAGGATATACTCAATGATGTGAATATTTACTTTAGACCACAGGGTATGTATATTGTTACACTTGATACGGCTAGGACGTCTCTCATCGATATGTTCTTGGCGTCTGACAACTTTGAGGAATACCATTGTGATCAGGAAGAGATTATAGCTGGTATTAATATTTCAAATACCTTCAAGTTACTCAAAACAATTACAAACAATGATGTTCTTCAAATTGAAATTACGTCGAAGGAGTACATGGATATCACAATCACGAGCGAATCAAAAAAGACAAGTTCCAAGTTTCAGCTCAAACTATTGGACATCAATGAAAGTCGAATAGAAGTTCCTGAAGTTGAAATGTCCACCGTGACAATTCTACCTTCATCGGACTTTCAGCGATTGTGTCGCGACATGTACAATCTTGGCCCAGAGATTGGTATTACCCGTGACGGTAAACAGCTCAAGCTCAAGTGTGACGGCGACTTTGCGAATCAAGAGACGTGTATTGAATGTCCATTACAAAGGCGACGAGTATGTGTGCGTCTGTGCAAATTATACAAGAAACTGGAAACAGATTTTTGATTTTAAAGTATAACGTCGCAAACTTGGGTGAGCTCAAGTTTTACTTAGCGACTAAGGTATCCGAAGATCTACTGTAAAGTTATCGAGTGTAGATACAATTTTTGACATACCAAATGAATTTTTTATAACAATTTTAGGTAAATACTCCTTCAAGTATGATCGTTCATAATATAAAAATTGATCGATCGGGACTTTTTGGGTATGGAAATCACACCGAGGACCCATATAACGTTTCACCTTTTCAGTAATATCTCTTATAGGTTTATCATCATGATCAACTAACCAGGCACTACTCAAAGGAATACTAAAATGCATACCTGTATCTTCATTTACACCCGGCATAAAATTTATATCATTCGATACAGCGGTGTACACTTTACCGTTGAAGTAATATTTCACCCGCAGAATGATATACTTGACATTCTGTGGGATACATGTGTGTATGATGTCTTTGTCGATAACATCTGTGTAATACTCAGTTAGTATACCATCTTCCCAGTCTTTACTTTCATGTTTCCAGAATTCATCTTCAGTCTTGTATTTTATGTCGGGATCAATTTCATATTCCAAAACTTTAGAAACGATGTGATAGTCTGGATATGTGGTTAGTTTTTTATAAAAGTATAAAAGACTACTTAAAAGTTTAAAGAGCATTTCTATATAACGAATGGAAGGGAATTTTTTAAGTAGATATAACAATAAATTGGATGAATGGACAAAACTAATAGAAAATGACCCAAGTAATCGTAGACGATATGAAAGTGAAATGTCGGATTACATGATAAAATGTATGCCATTCATGAATTTACATATAGATGACGGTGAAGGTGAAGATAAAATAAACACCGACAATGTATTCAATGTCAAAGAAACTGTGGGTCTAAAAAGAAAGGATATATTTACAGATTATCTTGTCGAAGTTGAAAAACAAAATATATATAGACCAGTAAAAAAAACGCTCGAAGTATGTGCGAACTGTCCAGATAGTAATATTATTCATTACCAACAAACTGCTGATCTCGTATGCGATGGGTGTGGTCTAATAGTTGCTAGAGCAATCAGTGAAGAATTGACATACAAAGAAGAACAAGAAACATCCGAAAAAATCGTAAACTATTCATACAAGAGGGAAAATCACTTTAATGAATGGTTGTCACAATTCCAAGCACAAGAAACCACGACTATACCCCCAGAAGTTATGGAGCAACTGAGGGCGGAACTTAAGAAGATGAAGATTAAGAAAGTGGAAGATATCACACATGCAAAAGTAAGGGGTCTGTTGAAAAAATTAAGATTGAACAAATACTATGAGCATGTACCCTATATAGCCAATATTCTCAGTGGTATTAAACCCCCAAATATGCCACAAGAATTGGAGGAATACCTTCGAATCATGTTCAAGGATATTCAAAAACCATTCGATGATAACTGTCCCACGGAGAGGAAAAACTTCCTCAGTTACTCATACGTCCTCTATAAATTTTGTGAACTTCTTTCCGAAGATGAGTACCTCCAATATTTTCCCTTACTCAAGTCTAAAGAGAAGTTGTACCAACAAGATGTTATATGGAAAAAGATTTGTCATGATCTCAAATGGGAGTTTATACCCACGATTTAAAGAATTAATCAAATGATTCTTTAATAATGGAGTGTCCAAATTTTGATGTGTGTCATAAAAGGTATGATCCAAGATTGAAAGTATGTACTTCATGTTTTTGGAGATTTAAGAATGAAGTACTTGAATTCAAAATTGGGGAATGTTCACTTTGTCATGAGACTATTAAATGTGTCAAATATAGAAAATGTTCACATTTCGTTTGTCTCAGGTGTTTCAATAACAATAGGAAATGTTCTATACCTAAGTGTGGTGAATAATTGTATTTAGTAACAAAAATGACCGAGGAAGAAAACAAACCCCTATTGGCACTCTATGAACTCGCATGAGCTCGCACCAATAATGTGTTCGGGACACCTAGATAATATCAATCAACCGGACCCGGCTGTTCAGTATTGCATGGAACAGGCGAAGTTTCATCTGAAGACGGCCCATGAACTCCTGGAAGCAGCTGTGTTAAGTCCGCAGACACGACACGAGTTCTCCCGCTGATGGTCCTAATGCAATCTTTCGAATCTCCACCTCCCGACCAGGTTGAAGAGGAAAATTTACCAGATACGCCAACCTCAGTCCTGTCAAGTCAAGATATTTTTGAGCCTGTTGCTCCATCCCTTCAGTCAGAGTCTTGATCGCCTTGAGTTCTAATATCACAGTATTGTCTATGATAATATCAGCTCGTAATTGTCCAACGACATGTCCCCTAAACCTAACCAGAATATGACGCTCAGATTCATATGGAATACCTTTCTCTCTCAATATAACCTCAACCGCGTTGTGGTATACTCTCTCACTGTACCCAGGACCTAATTCATAATATACTTCTTTCACTATTTTCTCTATATCCCACTTCATTTATAAAGAATGTTTAATTTTCTCTATATATGTTAAGATGGCTCCCACATCCATGAACATAAACAACGGGCCAAACAGGACAAAGAATGGTACGAAAAAACGTCGTGCCAATAACAGTAACAGTAACAATAATCAGGCAAGGGCGTACAGAAAGCGAGAGATTAACCTACCAAATCTGAATGTAGGTGGGAGTGGTATGGGGTGTGGATATGCCGGTATTCCACGGTTGTCGTGTCTGCCTTTTTAGACTACACCATAGCCACGAACCAATACGGTATAGTGAAAAACATAGACACTATCGTCAAACGCCATGGTGTACCCAACACATCTTCTAGGATTACCACCTCCAATCAAGTATACTTTTTCATGGTAGGTTTAAGGAATGTAGACAATGCACACGCCGTGAGTGTTTTGGTTGATCCAGGTGTTTACGCACCAAACTTTAGAATATGGGTGTTTGATCCACATGGTGAAGCATCGAGGGATTCTATCTGGGGTAGAACTATGCGACAGAAAGTAGTACCAATCATCAAACAGTTGTGGGGAATCACGAATGCCAATAATCGAATGACCAAATATTACAACGGTCCAAACTTACAAGCCAATAACAATCGTGGTGTGTGCACTACATTCTACGTGACGTTCATGGATTACATTCAAGCACTCGTGGCTGGTGAAAACATCAATGGAATAACCCGATTTGCAGCACAGAATTCCACGGAAAGGAGAAAATACTTCCTAGACTTTTAGTGTCAATGAAATTTAGACTCATGCGCCCAAATATGGCGATAAGAAAGAAGAGAATAAAACTTTCTCGTGAGGTCGTTCACGATTTGAAAGAAGTGAGTAAATTATCTTCTTCCAAACAATGGGAATTTGCAGGTAATATCGAGTACAAAAATTTCAAGTTTAGTAAACCAAATATTGTCACATCAAAAAAACGAAACCGTGTAGAAGGTCCCGAAATTGA